TTGAAGCAGACGATGCAGAAGAACCACAAGGCTCCGAGATGCGTGATAGAGATGATATCGCTACGGATATAGGCACCGATGCTGAAGCAGATTTAGGTGCAGATTTGGATGCTTTAGAAGAAGAGATTGAATTTGACGAGCAGGAACTTAAGGAGGTGATACAGTCTTTAATAGACGAGGAAGTAACGGTGGACATTGAGCCACAGAAAGACGGATACCTTGAAACTCCAACCTCTCAAATTGAAGATGCAGTAGAAGAAGCAGAAGCAGCCGCTGCACATCTAGACGAAGACGAAGAAGAAACAGTCGATGAAGAAAAAGAAGAATTAAAAGAGGCTATTTCTACTTTGCAAAAATCATTTGAGGTCTTAGCAAAGACCAACAAGAAATACGAGGAAGTAATCGTGAGTTTAAAAGAATCACTCGATGAAATGGGTGTTCAAAACGCAAGATTACTATACTCTAATAGGGCTTTAACCAGCAACTCACTGAATGGGCGGCAAAAAAGTAAAATTGTCGAAGCTATTTCAAAAGCCAAAAACGTTGAAGAAGCGAAGGTTATCTTTGAAACTCTTCAAGGTACAGTGGGAGGAGAGGCAAAAACAAAAACTTCAACTCCAAATTCACTAACCGAAGCAGTAGCAAGACGTTCTTCAACACTCGTATCTCATACGGATGAGAAGCCACAGGCTGATCCCCGTTTAGATAGGATGAAGAGATTAGCAGGCTTAAATTAGTTTTGCTTATAGATTTTATTTTTAAAAAAATTAATAGGAGACAAAAAAATGTCAGTTTTAGATAAATTAACAGAAGGCATCGTTAATCGTGATCTCCAGAAGGAAGGCGCTGCCCTACTTAATAAGTGGGAAAAGACTGGACTTCTTGAAGGTTTAGGTAACGATAGCCAAAAAAACGGAATGGCTCGTTTGCTTGAAAACCAAGCAAAAGAACTTCTCCGTGAGGCATCTGCCATGAACACTGGTGATGTCGAGGGTTTTGCAGCAGTTGCATTCCCAATTGTTCGTCGTGTATTCGGTGGACTTATTGCAAATGACCTTGTATCGGTTCAACCAATGAGCCTTCCATCGGGTCTTATCTTCTTCCTCGATTTTGAGCACAACCTTACCTCTAAAGGTGGATTGGCTCTTACTACCGAGAGTGAAGATGTTTCACTTTATGGTGGAGGTCGCTTAGGACAGCAAATCACTGGTGGTGTTGATCTTACCGGTGTTAACGCAGAGCTTGGTCCTTACGCTCTTAACAATGGTTATGCTTCCCCAACTAGCTCATTGACAGCTATCGCAGCTACTCTTGTTGCTTCTGGTACCTTCGGTGGTGCTAACATCAACAATGGTGATGCATATGTTGGAGATAGCACTGCTGGACCAGCAACACAAGCAGGGTTTGATAAGCTTTGTCAGTTTGACCCAGATTTTACCTCTGGTACAACTAGTGTTGGAGTTTACTCAATTCCAGTTTCAACCATGACAAACCTCAACAAAGACAATCTTCAAAGCATTGTTCTTTACGGTGGTGACAATGGTGCTACTGCCCTTACAGGTATCTCCGGTTCATTTAGACAGGTCCGTCGCTTAAGCCAGTTCTCTGGTTCTGCAAAAGAAAATGTTCTTGTTTACTTCGCTTCGGATGCTTCCTCTGATGAGCCATCTGATATGGGTGCTGGTATGGCAACACTCCACGCTCAGTATCAGCTTGAGGACGATTTCGCTGGGACTCCTACTGCCGGTGCTTCTGCTGCAATTGGAGCAGTTGTTGGTGAAGATCCATGGGGTCTTGAGAATGACGAAGGTATCCCAGAAATCGACATCAAGGTTGATTCCATCAGCGTGACAGCAATGACCAAGAAGCTCAAGGCTAAGTGGACACCAGAATTGGGACAAGATCTCAATGCGTATCACAACCTTGATGCAGAGGTTGAGCTTACAAGCATTCTTTCTGAGCAAATCGCTCTTGAGATTGACAGAGAAATTCTTCAAGATCTCGTGAAAGGCTCCACAGCAGATACTCTCTACTGGTCACGTCGTCCGGGTAAATTCTTGGACCGCAGAACTGGACTTCCAATCGGTGCAGGTCTTTCCAATGAGTCGCTCCTCGGTGCTGACTTCACTGGTAACGTTTCCGAATGGTATGAGACATTGATTGAAACTATCAATGATGTTTCTGCTCAAATCCACAGAAAGACACTCCGTGGTGGTGCTAACTTCTTGGTGTGCTCACCAGAGGTTGCTAACATCCTTGAGTTCACTGCTGGATTCCGTGCTAACGTAACTGCTGATGCTGATCGTGGCACAGTTGGTGCTGTTAATGTTGGATCGTTGAGCAAGAAGTTTGACGTATACGTAGATCCTTACTTCCCAAGAAACGTAATTCTTGTTGGACGCAAGGGTGCATCGTTCCTTGAGAGCGGCTATGTGTATGCGCCATACGTACCGCTTCAGGTAACTCCAACTATCTTCGGTGTCGAGGACTTCGTACCTCGTAAGGGTGTCATGACCCGTTACGCCAAGAAGATGGTGAGACCTGATATGTACGGTCTTGTTATCTGCGCTGACCTTAACGGTTAATAGCGATTTGATTAACTAAATCGAAACCCTACCTTGGATTTCTTCTGAGGTAGGGTTTTTTGTTTGATAAGAAACTAATTATTAAGAGGGGATCTTTATAATGTCTAAACCTACTTTAACACCTGATAGTAAAACAAGCGTTATCGCTCTTCCAATAACTGGAACGGCGACAAATGTTGATTCTGCCACAAATCCGCTACCTTTTGGTATTTATACTCGGCACCACTTCGAGGAACAATCTAGAGAGGATTTCATATCTGGTGCAGTAGATCAGGTTGCATATGTATTTAAAAAACTTAGTGGAGATGTTTTAGACATAGAAATCACAGAGCATCAAGTATACGCAGCATATGAGGAATCAGTTTTAGAATACTCCTATATTGTCAACTTGCATCAGGCAAAAAATTCACTTGGAAGTTCGCTTGGTGATATGACTGGCTCATTTGATCAAGATGGTGAGTTAAGGTCAGCACAAGGCACCGATGGAGCAGATTTATCGTCCAGTCTTGGTGGTCAAAGAGTAGAGTTAGCTTATCCTAAATTTGATATTTCTTTTGAAAAAAGAATCGGAGACAGGGCTTCAACCGAGGCTAATCTTGGAGGCTCTCAAGACATATTCTCAGCTTCAATTGAGACTGTAAATGAACAGCAAGATTATGACGTGCAAGCCTTGATTTATAGTGCCTCTACGACCGATTCTACTTTACCATACTTTGGTACTCTTGATGCTGGTCGTGGTAAGAAAAAAATCAATATTAAAAAAGTATACTATAAGACACCACATGCGATGTGGAGATTCTATGGGGTCTATGGCGGCTTGAACGCAGTTGGAAACTTGTCTAGTTATGGACAATTTGCTGACGAATCAACTTTTGAAATCGTACCTACTTGGCAAAATAAATCACAAGCAAAGCAATATGAAGATCATTTGTACACTAGAATCTCTCACTATTCTTACGAGGTCAGAAATAATAATTTAAGACTGTTCCCAGTTCCACAAAGTCATAGCCCAGACAATTTTTGGGTTGAGTTTACCATAGACGAAGAAGCGTGGACAGAGCAAGATGATAGACAAGTAGGGGTGAAAGGCATCAACAATATGAATACTATGCCTTTTGCAAATATTCCTTTTAATAATATAAATTCAATTGGTAAACAGTGGATTAGAAGATTTGCATTGTCTCTTTCAAAAGAAATGCTGGGTCTCGTTAGATCAAAATTTGGATCAATACCAATTCCGGGCAATGATATAACATTGAACGGTTCTGATTTGGTTTCCCAAGCAAAAGAGGAACAAGAAAAATTAAGAGAAGAGTTGAAAACAGTTCTTGATGACCTCACCTATCAAAAATTAGCAGAGTCTAACGCTGCGATTATCGATTCTTCAGGCAAAACATTGCAAGGTGTACCTTTGCCGATTCATGTGGGGTAAATTAAATGGTAGATAAAAAATGGCAACAACCAGCAGCACCACCTCCTCCACTTTTTACAGGGGAGAAAGAAAGAAATCTTGTAAAACAGGTTAATGATGAATTAATCGAAAGAATTATTGGTCAACAGATTGTTTATTACCCAATAAGCTTGGATCATACCAATTTTCATCCGTTATATGGGGAAGCTGTTAAGAAAACTTTTTTACCACCTGTCAGGGTTTATGCTCTTGTAGAGTGGGAAGGAGAGGCTACAGCAGCAGATCCCACAATTGACCGCAAATCTTCATTAACAATTCATTTTCATAAAAGAAGATTGACTGAGGATCAAGACCTTTTTGTGCGTGAGGGTGATTTTGTGTATTATGGGTCTTTTTATTACGAGATAGTAACCCTAAACCAGCCAAAAGAATTATTTGGACAAACTGACCACAAGATTGAAATTACTGCAAAGTGTGTAAGGGCAAGAAAAGGTCTTTTTGATGCGAGGTAAAAAATGCAAGAGATATTAGTATTACCATCAAAAATGGAGACAATTGATTTTTCTGTATATGATGGCATCAATGACAGATTTAATTTACATGCAAATACGAATGAGGGATTTAAAAAGGTCCCCGTGATCTGGGTCACTGCCGAGCGAGCGTTTCAAATCAAGAAGAACAAAGAGCTACGAGATCTAGAGGGAACGTTGGTATATCCAATAATCTATATTGAAAGAACAGCTTCTACAAAAGACCCAACTAAAAAAGGCGTTTTTCAGGCTAATATACCTCCGGCTGCTTTACAGGCAGCTTATGATGTCCAAGGTGGCTCAATTGAGATTCACAAGAGAATACAGCAAAAAAAGACATCAGAGTTTGCTGATAATGATGCCAGAAGAATGCCTTTCTCAACCAATCAAACTGGTCATGGTGGACCAAATTTTGTAAAACGAAAAAATGAAAAAATTGTGTATGAGTCAATCTCCATACCATTACCGATTTATATCTATAATACTTATGAAATCACAATTAAAACTGAATATCAAGAACAAATGAATGATCTTATTCAGCCGTTCATAACAAGAACCGGACAGATTAATGAAATAAAATTTTTTAAAGATGGACATAACTACCTTGGGTTTATAGATAGTAATTTTTCTTACGGCAATAACGTTGGAAATCTGTCAGAAGAAGCTAGAATGTATGAAACTAAAGTCACAATAAATGTGATTGGATATTTGATGGGTTCTGGTATTAACGACGATCAACCAAAAATCTCTATTAGAGAAAACGCCGTTGAAGTGAAAATACAAAGAGAGCGAACGATATTTGGAGATATACCTGAGCACATCGATAATGAAAATAAAAATAAATCAGTAGACGGT